TTATTTGGCACAGATTGTATGCGTAATGGATTTTATGATGGTGTTTGGGTCAGCTTTGTAAAGAAAACTATCCAAGAAAATCCTACAAAAAACTTTGTTATTCCAGATGTTCGTTTTGAAAATGAAGCACAAATCATCCGTAGCTTAGGTGGTAATGTTTGGTGTGTCAAACGTGGCCCTGATCCATTATGGTTTAGACAATATGTAGATCTAGGCATTGAACCAACAGAAACACATAGATCAGAATGGGCTTGGGCAAAAACACCTTTTGAACATATTATCTATAATGAAGGCACTATGGATGAACTTAAAAGTCAGGTACGAGGTCGCCTTGCTTCCACACTACGCCTTGCTTCTGCAAAATCCGCTGACAATTAGCACACACTGTCTTAAGATTACTTGGTAATGTATTGTTTAGATTTCCGTCTGTGTGATACACATTAAATTGCTCTGTGTGCTGACTCTTATATCCACATTTATCACAAACATTTTTCATGCGATATCCACGTTGATACCATTTAGGTATTCCGTGCATTTTTTCGCCGTGATGTAGACAAGTTTCACATTGTCTACGATAAAATGTTTTACCATTTTTCTTATAATTCACAGCCGCAGGTCTGTATCCGCATTCGCATAAAGGTCTCATATTGTATTTACCTGCCCTTTTCGATCCCTTTTCTTGGGCTATTTTTAGGGATATTTCTTCTATAAGGTATAAATACTAGCAACAGTAAACTTTACTATTAACAGGAGAAAAGAAAATGGCTTTAGTATCCCCAGGTGTACAGGTTAGCGTAATCGACGAAAGTTTCTATACGCCAGCAGAACCAGGTACAACTCCAATGATTTTTGTCGTATCTAAGCAAGATAAAGCTAATGCGGCAGGAACAGGAACAGCAAGAGGAACTACAAAGGCAAACGCCGGAGTACCGTTCCTAATTACATCACAAAGAGATTTAGCAGATACGTTTGGTGATCCAATCTTCCAAACTGATGCCAACAACAATCCAATTCATGGTGGCGAACTTAATGAATATGGACTACAAGCTGCATACAGTTATTTAGGTGTAGCAAACAGATCATACGTTGTAAGAGCAGATGTAGATTTAGGCGAACTAGAGCCTAGCTCAACAGCTCCAGCGGCAGCGCCAGCAGGTGGTACATATTGGTTTGATACAGCAAATACAAAATACGGTATCTTTGAATGGAATGGTAACGCTATTACACAAACAGGCGGACAGACATTTACAAACAAAGTTCCGCTAGTAATTACAGATAAAACAAACCTAGTTGGAAACCAAAACACAGGTATTCCAAAAGGTGCTGTAGGACAAGTTGGTGATTATGCTGTTGTCACAACTACAACTACAAATAAAGTTTACTACAAGAATACTGACGGTACATGGGTTAAGGTAGGTACTTCAGCCTGGGTGAAGAGCTGGCCAACAATCCAAGGTTCAGTAAGTAATCCTACACTTACAGATGGTCAAACAATCATCCTTAATGGTACAACTATTGCTATTTCAGGTACAACAGTAGCTGATATGGTTACTGCTATCAACGGAGCAGGTGTGACAGGTGTAACAGCTAAGTCAGTAGACGGTAAACTTTACATTTACAGTGATGGTTCATCAACAACTGACGGATCAACAGACGAAGACGGTGCTATTGTTGCTCAAGCAGGTGCTACAGGTACACTACTAACAGACCTAGGCATTACCGCTAAGACATACTATGCGCCAGCACTACAGATTAAACCACATACAAATGTGCCAGAATTTAAGACAGCTGATACAAATCCAAGACCAACTGGATCAGTATGGTTTAAAACAACAGACGCTAACTTAGGTGCTTCAATTAGCGTAAAAGTATACAACGCTACAACAAAACTTTGGGAAACAAAGCCAGCGCCAGTTTATAACACAAATGAAGAAGCACTTATCAAATTAGATAAGACAGGTGGCGGAATTAATCTAGCACTAGCACAGTTATATGTAAAAGCACATGTAACTGATGAAGAAAACGAAGAACTAGATTTCACAATCTACGCTAGAAATGCTAGTGGAGCAACTAGAATTACTTCAGAAGCTGTCACATCAAGTTCACTGACTGCTGGTACTTTTGGCTTCACAATGGCTGAAAGCGATCCTACAAAGGCAGAAATCCAAACTGGTAAAGCACTAAGCGTAACAGCAACAGGTGCTGCAAGTGATGCGGATCTAATTGCTGATGCTATCAACGGCGCAGGATTTGAGAACATTGTTGCCAGCGTAGACGCAAGCAACAGAGTTGTAATTGAACACGACGATGGCGGCGAAATTAGAATCAAAGATACTAATAACTTGTTCTCAGGTATTGGCTTTGCGGCTTATAACTACACAACAAAGTTAGGTACTGCTAACTTCTATGACGCACCAGCAGGCGATACAGCTTATGACTTCCATGTTTCAAACTGGAAAATCCTAACACAAACAGCAAGTGCTAACGCTCCAACTGCTTTAACAACAGATGGTAGACTTTGGTACAGCTCAATTGTTGACGAAGTAGACATTATGGTACATGATGGTACAAGTTGGAAAGGTTATGCTAACGTATACAGCGCGGCTGATCCAAACGGTCCTATTGTAAGTGCTACAGAGCCAACACAACAGTCAGATACAACAGCACTTGTAACAGGTGATATTTGGATTTCAACAGCTGATTTAGAAAACTATCCACAAGTACACGTATACAATGCGGACTTAGCAAAGTGGATTGCGCTAGATGAAGGTGACCAAACAACTGAAGATGGTATCCTATTTGCTGACGCACGTTACGGAACATCAGGCGGTACAGGCGGAACAAACCCTGTAGCACCAAAAGGAACTATCAAAGAATTGCTAGTAAGCGATTACTTAGATCCAGATGCTCCAGATCCAGCACTATATCCAAAAGGTATGCTACTTTGGAACCTACGTAGAAGCGGTTTCAACGTTAAGAAATTTGTACGTAACTCAATTGATACTACAAAGAAAAACGAAAGAAACAACGATGAAAGCATGACAAACTACTATCCACACCGTTGGGTAACAGAGTCAGCAAACCAGCCAAACGGTGCTGGTAGCTTTGGACGTAAGGCACAGCGTAAGGTTATTATCCAAGGCTTACAAGCAATGGTTAACAGTAACCAAGAGATCCGTGATGATGAATCAAGACTTTTCAACGTTATGGCAACTCCAGGTTATCCAGAGCTAATTGGTGAAATGGTTTCACTAAACTATGACAGAGGTTTAACAGCATTTGTTGTAGGTGACTCACCAGTAAGACTACAGTCAGATGCTACTACACTAAACAACTGGGGTAGTAACACAGCACTAGCTGTAGAAGACAATGACGATGGACTAGTAACAAGAGATGAATACCTTGGTGTGTTCTATCCGAGCTTGTTCACAAGTGACAACGCAGGTAACAATGTTGTTGTTCCGCCAAGTCACGGTATGCTAAGAACACTGGCACTAAGCGACTCAGTATCGTTCCCATGGTTTGCTCCAGCAGGAACAAGAAGAGGCGGCATTACTAATGCTAGTGCGGCAGGCTTCGTCGACGCAGAAGGTGAATTTAAATCAATAGCACTAAACGAAGGACAGCGTGATACACTGTACTCACTGAATGTAAACCCAATTACATTCCTAACAGGTGCTGGACTTGTAAACTTTGGTCAAAAGACAAGAGCAAGAAACGCAAGTTCACTAGATAGAATCAACGTAGCACGTTTGGTAATTTATCTAAGATCACAGCTTAAGAAACTAGCTAAGCCGTATATCTTTGAGCCAAACGATAAGATTACACGTGATGAAATCAAAGCACAAGTAGATAGCTTAATGCTAGAACTTGTTAGCCAAAGAGCACTGTATGACTTCCTAGTTGTTTGTGATGAGTCTAATAATACTCCAAGCAGAATTGACAGAAATGAACTTTATGTTGATATTGCTATTGAGCCAGTTAAGGCAGTTGAATTTATTTACATTCCGCTGAGGCTGAAAAACACCGGAGAAATTTCAGGACTTTAAACTGATAAATAAAAGTAACAGGAGTATATAATGGCGATTTCAACACTTTCAAAATTAACAGTACCATTAGATAGTAACGCAAGTGCTTCTAATCAGGGTTTGTTGATGCCAAAGCTTCAATACCGCTTTAGAGTGTCATTGGAAAACTTTGGTGTATCAAGTCCGTCAACAGAACTAACAAAGCAAGTTATGGACATTACAAGACCTAATGTTAGTTTTGAAGAGATGACTGTTGATATTTACAACTCAAAAGTTTACCTAGCTGGTAAACATACTTGGGAACCAATTACAATTAACTTACGTGAAGATGTATCAAATAACGTACAAAAACTAGTAGGCGAACAGCTACAGAAACAGTTCGATTTCTTCGAACAGTCAAGTGCAGCTTCAGGCGCAGACTACAAATTTGTTACACGTATTGAAATCTTAGACGGTGGTAATGGTGCTAACACTCCAGGTGTATTAGAAACATTTGAATTGTATGGTTGTTATCTACAGAATGCGAACTACAACACACTGAACTACGCAACTTCAGACGTTGTAACTACAACACTAAGCATTCGTTATGATAACGCTATCCAAACACCACAAGGCACAGGCGTAGGAACAGCGATTGGTAGAACTGTAAATACAGCTATTACTGGTGGCGGCGCAGGCTAATAATAATAAAAACTTTTAAATTAAGGGGCTACGGCCCCTTTTTTTATGACTGAATTATCTACCCACATAATACAAAAGGATAAATATTTGTATGGCAAACTTTTTAAATGGTTTTTTAGATAATGTAGCATCAGGAGCATTGAATCCAAAAGGTAATCTTGGTGACTTCCAACATGCGGCTAGACTATATGTTGATGATAATATGCGCTTGGCTCCAAAGCCAAAGTTCTTATTTCATGTAAGTTTTTCAATTAATCCTGAGGCATCTAAAACTATACCCCAATTAGCACAGAAACATCAAAATGAAATTGGCATGCTTGTAAAAAATGTTCAACTACCAGCATTCCAAATACAAACAGATGTCAAACACCAATACAACAAAAAGAAAGTTGTACAAAAGCGTATTGATTATTCACCAATTACAGTACAGTTTCATGATGACAACTATGGTGTTACAACAGCTATGTGGGAAGCCTATTATAGATATTATTACAGAGATGGTAACTATGCCAGTGTAAGTCCGGCAGGAGCACCAGATATGGTATTGCCTCAATATGCCGCAAATTACACATTTAGTGAAAAGCAATATAGATATGGCATGGACAATGATGTATCAGTGCCATTCTTTAGTAGCATACAGATCAGCCAAATGTCACGCAAACGTTACACCACAATGACCCTAGTTAATCCAATTATTAGTGCTTGGCAACATGATACTATGGATAATAGTGTAAGCGATCCAGTTACCAATCAAATGACACTAGAATATGAAACGGTTCACTACAGCCGTGGTCCTGTCAATGGCAGTACACCAAAAGGGTTTGGTCAAGAACATTATGATAAGACACCTAGTCCAAATAGTTTAGCAGGCGGCGGCGCAAGTAGTTTACTAGGAGTAGGTGGCGTACTTGCTGGCGGATTTGGTGTATTAGATGATATTACTTCAGGCAAAGCAAACTTCGGTACTGTACTAAAAGCCGCTAATACAGTTAAAAACGCAGGTGGACTTAGCCTTGGCGGAGTCAAAGGTGAACTTATTGGTGCTGGGTTAGATGCTATTGGACAAACAGCAGGTATTGATGTAAGCGGTGTTGCTGGTGTAGCATTTCCAAAAGGCGGAGGCGGCAGTTTAGCTACTATTGCTTCAGCGGCTGCACTTGTAGGTGGAGCGTCTGCTCTATCTGGAAGAAATCCAGGAGGTGGCACAACAAGCGCACCAGCACCAGATGCCAACGCACTTGGTCCAGATCCAGTAAGAGGTGAACTAAGATGACTATAGAATTAAACTTACCAAAAAAAGAACCTACAGATAGTCAAACAAATACAAAAAAATATTTCAATACATATTATCAAAAACAACTGTCATTCCCTAGTAATGAAGTTGATGCTGTAATTGGCTTTTTAGAAAGCAGAGGTTTTGAAACTGAAGCGGCAAAATCAACTGGTGCTGTACTATTACAGCAGGCTAAAATAGATGGGTTCAAAGTCTTCGAACTTTTAGATACGCTAAAAGGTTTAGATAAATTACAGTTAAGTTTTGCCGTAGCCCAGGTAGTAAACTTTAATAGAGAAAAAATTAGCGCATTAGGCTTCAGTGTCAAAAACGAAAACAAACCAATCGAAGCTAGAAACATAATGGGGTAACCTATGTCAAGGTTTGCTCAAGGAAAATATAACCTCAAACATCCAGAAAAATATGTAGGACGTAAGACGCCAACTTACAGGAGTAGTTGGGAATTTGCGTTTATGAAGTTTTGTGATGAAAATCCTAGCATACAAACCTGGGCAAGTGAAGCAGTAAAAATACCTTATAAAAATCCATTTACTGGCAAAATGACAATATATGTGCCAGATTTCTTTATACAATATAAAACCAAAAAAGGCAAAAATATGGTTGAACTTATTGAAGTAAAACCTAACAATCAAACCACTATGGAAAACGCAGGACGGAGTAGATCAAACAAAGCTCATGTTGTTTTAAACCAAGCAAAGTGGAGTGCCGCACACGCATACTGTAAATCTAAAGGAATTAACTTTAGAATTATTACAGAAAAGGATATGTTTCATCAAGGCACAAGATAAATAATATAAAGTGAGCATATAATGACTAAGAAATTAGAAGAACTTCTTGACTTACCTGATAGCAAAGAAATTATCAAGGATGAGAAAAAGAAAGAGAAAAAACAATCAAAAGAAGTAGTAGAACAAAATAGTGATACACTTCGAGATATTGCTGAATTTGACAAGATTGCGTCCGCACTACCAGCTGTAAAAGGCTTAGGTGAAATGGCAGATAAAGAACTCAATGAAGTTGCTGATAAGGCAATGGAAGCATATGAAGATCTAATGGATTTAGGTATGAATGTAGAAAGCCGTTACAGTGGTAGAGTATTTGAAGTAGCCGGCGGAATGCTAAAAACATCATTAGATGCTAAAGTAGCTAAGATGGATAAAAAACTAAAAATGATCGAGCTACAACTTAAGAAAGAAAAGTTAGACAAAGAAGGCGGAAATGAAGATGGGGCGTTTGTACAAGGCGAAGGAGCCATCATTACAGACCGCAATAGTTTGCTAGAAAAACTTAAGAGTATGGATAAATAACATATAATAGGAAGAT